TCGCTGATAAAGAATTGCAGACCGATTTCGATGGGAGTCAAGGTCTGGTCAGCAGAGGGGATGAAGGATTGCGAAGTCAGGTCGTCGCCTTCCGCGATCGTTCCAGCCACACTCTGGTTGTACTTGTACCCAACACGCGGGTTCGCCCCGCTCATGTCGTTGAACGTTTTGACCAGGGAGGGCATCACGTAGGTTTCGCGCACGACGAAGATCGCTTCGTCTTGCACGTTCTGCGCGATGGATCCCAGATCGGAATAGAGATTCAAACCGGCCATAAAGGCCTCCTTGTGTTATCCACGCTTAAGTCCGAGACGGATTCTGTGTTCGTCATCGGTTTCGCCTGTCTGCGGTGCGCTTGGGTTGGTTGGATTCAACGGGGGGGCGACTTTGACGGGCATCGCTGCAAGCATTATGGCAAGATCAGCTTCCATTTCCTCGCGAGTATCACCCCGTAAACGGGCGGCGAGTTCTGCGGGTAACTTGTCTCTGACCACGTCCCGGCGGAGAATGTCAAGCCTTGCGGACTTTGCTTCGGCTTCGGCCTTCTCTGCACGCTGATTGGCCTTCTCAAGTTCGGATAATTCTGCCTCGTGGCGGGCTTGCTCCGCCGCTTCCAGTTTGGCGAGTTTCTTGGCAGTGGCAACCTTTTCGGCCTCCATCGCTTTCGCCTTGCTCTCCCACCAGGCCGCATCTTTCACGGGTTCGGCGGGGGGCACTGATACTGGTTCGGTTGTTACGGGGTCGGCTACGACCGGCAGGGTTTCGGGGGTCGTGGCTGTCGTAGGATCGGCAGCGGTTGGTTTAGCCATTTTGATATTCTCCTTTCGGATAACAAAAAACCCGCCTCCGAATGGAGACGGGCTGTGTCCGGGCTTTCGCCCTTCGTTTCGCTCGATTATGCGCGGGGTTTATCCCGCTTGAATTGTTTGCAGCTATGCCATTTGGTTTGGCCTATTCCTGCTGTCACCCGGTCACACTATCCGGGTTGCCCTCTGTTAGAATTGTTTTCCATAGTGGGCAATGCAATAATTTATTTTACCACTGTTTTGGTGTCTTGCAATCCTTCCACCTGCCCTTGTTTCACTTGCCAGCAGACGGGAGCGCCCTTCTCGTCAATGGTCACGGTGATCGTAACCATCTGCGCGGGGCTGTCTTCCACGAGTTGCACGACGCGGGCTATCAGCCGCTCAAGCTGGGTCATTTGCGGAGTCCTTGAAAAATGCGCGCGATGGAAGTTACGGTATATTCAAGCGGCGTTATCTCAGAACTTTCTTGAAGCGGGGAAACGAGTAAATGAGTCAATTCGTGGATAACAACATATTCAATTTCTTTTTCATCCATGTCATGCCCCTTTTTTAGATTGATATAAATAACCGCCTCAAGATACTTGAAATTAATAACCGTGTAACCAATGCAATCCTCTCCCGCTTCCTTCGGCATATCTTCATGGCAATCGTAGTAATACATAGTCAGTTTCCAACCGTAATGCTTGACCATGTATGTCCAACGCTTGAATTGGCGCTTGAATATCTTTAGGACTTCGGCGCTAGTCATTTAAATGCTTCCAAATATGCGCTTATTGAAAACTTCACGTTCCCGACAACACCGTCTACCCATACTTTCGGAAAATCCTCATATAATTCTTCTTTGCTTATCAGCCCTATCGGAATGTCGTGTTTCCACATCGCAATGGTAACATCCATCCATTTTTTCCCTTGAGCATACCCATTATTAATAGACACCCCTCCTTTTCCGGTGCTTTCAAGTATGAATAACTCCTCTGCCATTTTTTCAGAGAAATCGCCCTTGAATTCTGGCTGACAGAATTGTTTGTACATTTCTGATTTCTGACGCCATTTTTTTGTTGTCATTGTTTACGACTCCGAATAAAACTCTACTCGCAGATTGCCGTTCTTGTAATCATCTTTTGTTGGAGACAAGACCAGTCGCTTTTTGCAAACAGCAATCATCGCGTTCCAGCATATTTTTAAGTTTTCCTCTCTGGTTCGTCCGAAATTACTGCTAATATCAAATGGATGCGCATACGCTGGATAATAAGTGAGTCTTACGCCTATTCTATTCATTGCGCACGTTCTCCGCGTGTTCATCCTCCGGCAACAACGGCGACTGATTATCGAGCGCATTCCCAAATTGCACCTTCGGGAAAATACGCGCGGCGGGGTCAATGTCAACGTCACAGACGCACGGGCCAGGATACTTGAGCGCCTCAGCAGACATCCATCCTGCCACTGTATTGTTCAGTATGCGTAAGCACCGAATCCCATAGGCAGCCGCAACCCGCTGAAAATCCGGGGAGGAATACCCGCCCGCTTCGTCCGTTGCTTCGTACCGGCTTTCATACAGTTCTTCCTGGAATTGCTTGATAATCCCGTAGGAATGATTATTCAGGATGAACACCTTTACCGGAATATCGTAGTGCGCCAGCGTCTGCAATTCCTGGATGTTCATCTGCATCCCGCCGTCGCCAGTGATGGCAATTATCGGCTTTCCCGTTGCGTAGTGCGCGCCGATCGCGGCGGGCAGGGCGTATCCCATCGCAGAAAAGCCGAAGTCCGAGAATGTCCGCTGATTACCGCGAATTGTCATTGCTTGTTGCGCCCATGAGAGATTAGCCCCGGAGTCGGTGACGATTATCGCGTCGTCAAGGAGTAGGCCACAGAGTTGGCAGATAAAATTTAGCGGCTGAATTACTCCCACTTCGCCCGCCGGGGTAAGCGGCGTCACCATCGGATATTTCTGCTTCCATGCGGCGATGCGGTCATACCAACCAAATAATGGCAATCTCGTTGCAATGCTGATAGATGTACATCTTATCGCCCGCAAGAAATCCAGCGCATCCGCACAGATGGTCACATTCGGCTTGCACGTCTTTTCCATCTCGCCCCGGTCAATATCCACCTGTACCAGTTTTGCGCCCGGCGCGAATTTTGACGGGTTGCCAGTCATGCGCCCATCCAGCCGCGTGCCAATTGCAATTATCAGATCCGCGTTCTGTACCGCCAGATTCCCCGCCCGCGAACCGTACACGCCGAAGGTATCCACGTACAGCGGGTGGTCGTGTGAGACCAGGTCAAGCGCCGCCCAGGATGGCAGACAAGGTATCCCGGTCATCACAATAAACTGCAACAGTTCCACCCGTGCATGACGCGCGCCCTGCCCGTAAACGACAACCGGGCGCTTTGATTGCGCAATCAATTTGACTGTCTCGGAAATCCCGTAATCAATATGCGGCTTTTCGGGTGCGGCTGGTGCATATTCTATCAGGGTATCCGGGTCAATCTTTGCCCGCAAAACATCCATCGGAATGTCGAGCAGAACAGGCCCAGGACGCCCAGACTGAGCCAACCACGCGGCCTGTTCGAGCGCAAATTGAATATTGCCGGCATCTGTAACCTGCCGCGCCAATTTCGTGATTGGCCTGACAATGCTCACAATGTCCGTCTCTTGAAAGCCGCGTTGTCTGACTTGCATCGTGCCGCGCGCCTCGTAGGTGGGGACTTGCCCGGTGATGTAGATCACGGGGATAGAGTCGAACCAGGACGCGGCAATCCCGGTTATCAGGTTGGTCGCGCCGGGTCCAGACGTGGCGATTGCACACCCCAACCCGGCGAAACGGGCGTAACCGTCCGCCGCCATTGCCGCGGCCTGCTCGTGCTGGGTACAGATGTATTTTATGTCTGTCCGCCCGTGGAAGGCGTCAAACAGCGGCGCGATAAATCCTCCCTGAATTCCAAAAATCGTTGTAACTCCTTGATTTACCAAGTAGTTAAGAATATAAGTTGATACGTTCACAGGGATTCCTTTCACTCAATCGGCTCATTCGTCACCGGGTTGTCGTCGCCGATAACATGGGGGAGTTCCACGCAGCGACAATTCCAGATATGCGCCGTCAGGTCAGTAAGGCTTTCACCCGCTTCGTGGAATGTTCCGTGATTCTCCGCGCAACTTTCGCACGTTCTGTCATCCACCTGCGCCCACCATGTCCAGCCGTCTACAATGTTCGAATTCTCTAGCATCGTGTTGTGGCTGGTCTCGCGGTACGCCTCCATCTGGATTGTCCGCGCCCATCTCATTGCATCTGACAGCCCCAGCCCCAGGTCATCCACGATCAGCCTGCCAAGTTTCTCGTACCCGTAACCACTGTTTATCCCCACGAGCAGGTTGTCAATGATTGTCTGCGCTTGCAGCGGGGCGAGTTCATGCAGCCGCTTCCACGCCGCGGATCCTTCGGCCAGCACTTCGGAGATAGCCGTTGATTGCGGTACTTGGGCGGGCTTGACCGGCAGGCCGCGCAGAAGTAAAGCGGCGGCAATCAGGGCAGCGGAGTCAAGCCGCGCCTGTGATTGCGCTTCGGTGGTTATCCTTTGTAGTTCGGTTTCGAGATAAGCATCGTACCGGGCGAATTCGGAATTGAGCGCATCTACCAGGTCGTTGTACCGGCGCATCTGCGTAATGTTCGCGCCCGGGTTGCGTTCTATTTCCAGCAGTAGCAAATCAACTTTGTCCTTGAGACGCGCGGACATGAGGCCGTATGCGTTTATGAGCCGGTCTAAATCCGCCGCGTTTTGCTTATCCAGCCGGGCGCGGTATTTTGAGACTTGGGCGAGTAAGGGGTTATCGGGCATGTTCGTTTTGATTTTGTTTTACCGCTACATATCCATTGGCTTTTCTACAAAAATCTTCCAAATTCATCCATGATGGAGGCGCGGACGTTCCAACAAAATTTTCGTGGTCGCTAAAATAATCATAGTCGCGCTGGGTAAGAACGAAAGGCAATATACCAGCACCAAGTTTTATTTCCCATCCACCGGCTCTCAATTCCTTTACATATTTCGATGGGTCGGTTAAGCGAACTGTATTTGGGGGAATTTTTGGTAAATCAAGCGTTAAAGATTCACAGATACATTCATCTATTACATCTGCTGAAATACAATCTTGACAAAAGAAGTCTCCCACGAAGTCAAAGCTTCCTCTTCTACCACAACCGTCACAAACTGCTTCTGGATCAAATGGAACATCTCTAGACATTATTTATCCTTTCTTGGGGAAGTAAACGGATTACTCTCAAAAGAACCTTTGGTACTCAGATATAGCCCACATTTGTTTGTTTTTTGTACTTCATCATTAAAGTCATTAAAAGTATCATAAATAACTACCCATCTTTTTCCACAATGTCTACAAAATCTATGTCTACCTCTATCTAATCTGAGGTGATCATAAACTATTCTAGCACTACCACATTCGGGACAAAAATTAAATTTAAAACCTTTACCATTTGCACTATTTTCTTCCATCAAATAAATCCTTTTTAATTTCAAAAATAAATTTAGAATTATCTATAAGCTTTTCAAAATCATCAACACCGTGTCCATCCCTGAAAAAATCGACACTATCATATTTTTCAATACCATTACCAAATAATATAATTTTTACTCGCTGAGTTCCTAGGCAATTGGCAACCAATCTTGCTCCATTTAGTCCTGCAACATCGTTATCAGCAACATAATATATTATATTACATCTGGAAAAATCAGAAAAAGTTTTTGTTGGAAACCCGGTAGAGCCTCCTGTATGAGAAATTGCTGGGAATCCATTTTGATTCAATAATATCGCATCTACTGGTCCCTCTGTAATAAAAACTTTGTCTACTAGTTGCAGAATACTGGAATTGAATAAAAGTGTTCCTACCCCGCGGTACCAAGGCAAAATAACTTTCTTAGGGGTATCCTTTCTGCATTGAAAATTAATAAAATTATCTTTATAATAAATAGGAATCGTAAAAAAAGAGTCGTATTTACCAAGTCTAAATGAGTCTATGGTAGAATCTTTTAAGCACCTTCTATACCAATAATCCCTATCATTTTTACCGTTTTCCCAAAATACTTTAACTAGTTTTTCATTGGGCGTAGAAATTTCTCCCTTATGTGGTTTAGATACAGAACTAATTCCAGATAAATCATTTATTAATTCTTCCGCTTGTTTTCTGGATAATCCCTTTACTTTGGTAAGATAATCTATGGGCCTGCCGGAAATTCCTCGTGAGTTCCAAAAAAATGCACCTTCCTGCAGATCCAACACAAGACTTGAGTGCTGTTCCGTATTTCGCCAGCGTTGTCCCCCACCCTTTAGTTTATAGTCCAGTCCTATTACCTTTTCTAGTAAGGAGTCTACCATCTATTTCTTCTTTCTTTTGTTTGGAATATGTCTACCATGATCTTTCATATATTTAGAATCGTTTTTGTAAAAAAGAATTTGGCGTTCACGTTTCTTTAGTGCTTCCTTAGATTTTGTAACCTTAGATAATCTACGTCCGGTAGTTTTAGATACTAATACATATCCTCCAGTAACTTTCCTAATCATCTTCTTTCTCCTCGACTTCTTTATGAAGTTGTCTTTCTATCTTTCTCTTTGCTTTCTCTGCCCTCTTTCGTTGAAGTTCTTCTATAAGAAATACACTACGACTGTCTATAATTGGCCCTCTACTTCGTTTTAAGATTTTTCTGTCTCTTCCTAAAGACTTATGTATACTAGACATGATTACCTTTTTCGGGATAAAATTTATTATCTACTTCGGTATTAAATTCATTCCAAGAAGAATATAGTCTAAACCACTCTGCAAAACTCAGATCTTTATTTTTAATATTCTTAACAAAGGCATAAGAAATTTCATCACTATTTACTTCTTCTCTTAGAATTTGAATAAAAGTATTAAAATTCATTTTTGTATAATACTCTCCGTGCCGCACAAAATAAACTTGGCATTTTTATGCAAATCACTTATAGATGTTGAATTACTATATACAAAACCGCTTCTCATGTTCCAGCAAAATTCTGTAATTAACTCCTCCAAAGACATTTTCTTTTCTGCACACTGTTGAACACCCTCCACACTTTTCCTAACTTTTCCGTAGAACTGTTCTTGATGTTCTCTAGATGCTTGTCCTTGAATTTTTCCATCGTGATCAGATTCATAAGCATTTGCAAATAATGACCCAATCATTAAGAAGTCTGCTCCAAGTGCTAGTGCTTTTGTTCCGTCCCCAGATGTTTTTATTCCTCCGTCTGCTATAGTATACCAAGGAGTTTTAGGGTTGATTCTGTGCTCGCTGCCCATCTCGTAAATATCAATATCATTAAGATAATGACTGCAATCCTGAATGGCGGTAGCTTGAGAAACGCCTGAGCCAGTATTTTGTCTCGTAACACAGAGTTGTCCTGACCCAATGCCAACTCTGATTAAAGTAGCTCCTGCATCATATAGTCTCTTCGCTCCATCAAAAGTAGCAACATTTCCCGCCATAACTAGGCAATTATACCCACTTTGTTTAATATAACCAGCAACATTTTCTGTAAACTCTACTACGGAATCAAGGTATCCATTTGCAACATCGATCAAAACTATAGTTGCTCCAAAATTTAATGCGTGTCTATAATAATTGTCACCTAATCCTATTGCCACACCAAAATTAATTGCAGCTTTTTCTAAGAAAGATACATCCTTTTCTCGTTCAATAACATCATTATAAAATCTATGAAGAATCCCAAGTCCTCCAAGCCTTCCCAATTCTCTAATTAACTCCACACCGACAATTCCAGACATTGGTGCAGAAATAATAGGTAGTTTTAGTATAAAACCACTTCCTAAATCTGTAGACAAATCTACTTCACTTCTTGAATTTATGGATGATGGTTGTGGAATAAGAAGTAAATCATCCGGTTCAAATCCTTGTCTAACGTTCACCTAAAAGCTCCTTTTCTACTTTTTCCCTATCGATTTCGGCTATTTTACCACCAATAATATCATAGTATTTTCTACAGAGAAAACACCAGAACACTCTTTTACGCTCTGCAATCCAAGTTGGTGTGAGACAGCCGTTGCAAACCAAACACTTATGTATCAAGAAACACATCCATAAACTATTCTTTTACGGAACATAACCAAATGTAGAATAGTACATATTGATCGTGCGTCCATCTTCCAAGGTATAGCGATAAATATATTTTGCTTCGGCCTCAAGTTTCTGAACACGTCCATCCTCTCCAAAACCTACGCTTGCATAATCATACATGATGCCTTGATTTGTAACTAGGGTGGATGCGGGCCAAAAAATACGTTGACCCCAAGACACTTGTAGAACATCTGGTGTCTCTAGCCATGTATTCACGGCGTCATAGATAGAAAGATATAAACTTCTTTGATATGGCAATCCCAAGATTGAAATATATGGGAATGGTACATCCCATCCATTCCATGCCGGATATGTCTGACTACCGGCAGCGTAGGGCCGGGATAGCAAATACAGTACTAAGCGTTCTCGAATGTCTCGTGTTGTTTCATCATAACCGATATGGGTAGGATTTAGTGCACTCCATTCAGCAGAACAATATTTCCATTGCCAGCAATCCCAAGCATTTCTCATCGCATTGTCAAGTAGTTGTATAGTGTCGGCAATTGCCTGCGGAGAGATGGCTCCGGCCTCCATGAATAAAGTTTGTGATATTGCGTCTAGTACAGGAGTTGTCATATCAATGCACGACTTGGTTTCACTAGTGACACAGCGGTAAAATGTAGGGGTTGGAATATTATCTATTTTTTCTGGTATGGGTTCTGGAGTAACCTCTACAACAATATTGGGAATAGCCTCTGTGGGTTCGGGGATTGGGGTGCTCTTCTCCGTAATAATAGTAGAATCATTGGGGAGAATATAATTCTCCCCAATATTTTGTATTTGTACTGTAGATATTTGTATTAATATTAAAGAAAGCGTTAAAATTATTAGTGCTGTTCTTTTCAGCATTTATTTTACTTTCAGATGAGTTCGGTAATCATTAAATGGTTTAATGGTTGTATTGTAGGTGAGGAAAGTAATTAATGATCCAATAAGTACCTGAACAATACCTCTCGCCCAACCCAGCCAATCTGTTGGCACGGCAAAACCAGTAAAACCAACGAGAGCTAGGAAAGGAACCACAATAATATTTAGAACAGGAACACTAACAGCATAAAACCAAGCAGGAAATTCATATAGCATATTTTTTGCTACAAATTTTCTCCATAGCCATTTAATTCCTTGAATAACACAAGCAGACATTCCAGCGGCAGTTATAGTAGTTTCAAACATTATTTTCTCCTTAAAATTTACTTTGTAGGGTGTCTAACTTATCACACAAACCAGTTAATTTTTCTAAAAAGTTAGACTCAATAAAATCATTAAAAATTGTATAATTATAATAAGATTTATCTTCGGGAAGTGGGTTTTCTGATATGTGATTTCCACAATCATGAGTAAGATATGTTTTTATTTCCCTTGATAATATTTTTACTTTTACTACATTATATAATGGTTCATCTTTAAAATATTCAAACTCATTGGGAAATCTCCAGTCGTCTATAATAATAACATCGTATGGAAAATTTGATGTGTTCTCAAGGGTTCTTAGCAAATACTCCACCCAACAATCTGGATTATATTTTCTACCAACATCTGTGCCCAATATCTGTAGAAGTTTTCTGCCTTTTTCATCTTTAATTCCATCCCATCCAATATATTTATATGCAATTTCTTTAACTCCTGTAGCAAAAGAACTAGTAATTACATTTAAATTCTTGGAAACAAAACAATCCTTTAATATCTTTGCTGCAAGGGTTTTTCCCATTCCTGCTTTACCAGACAGAAGAATGACCAAAGTTTTGTTATACATCTAGATTAGAACCTCCTGTATGATAATCCTCTAGAATTCCTTCCAAAACTTGATGAGGAACTAAATTATTTTGTACTAGAAATTGTAAAATAAATATATAACTAGGAATATTAATTACTAGACAATTTCTGGAACCAACAAAGAAATCATTACCACCCTCTTGTTTTACAATGAGGGTATTAGTTTTTGGTAATCTTGTTATCTTTAGTTGTGCCATCCTCAATCCTTTCTTTTAGGGTAATAAAGGCACTATCAGGAATTTTAAATAAATCAAAATTATATTGGGAAAGTTCTTTCATGGCAGTAACCATAATGTCTCTGTAAGTACTATCATAACTTAAACCAGACTCTATTTTAAAAGTAAGTGAACGTTCATTCTTTATTCCTGTTTGATTAACTCTGCCCTGAGTAAGATTATAGGTAATATGCCACTTCTTATCTACAAAATTAGCATCTACTTTAGTATCGAAATAAACATTTGAATAGATCATTTAAACACTCCTCTTAATCCATTTTCTAAAGCCGGTAAGTTTATCATGTAAGATCTCTAGAATCTCTACATCACCAATATTATGTTCTAGAACGCCTTTGATGGCTTGTTTATCTCCATACTTGGCCTTACGCCAAACATCTTTATCAATCTTTGTTTTTCCAACAATTCCTAAATAATCACAAGCATTATCAAGAGACTTTCTGCTGATGCATAGTTTACTTCTTACTGTATAATAAATATCAAAGTGATAAAGATCTCCATATTCGGGAAAGTCTAAATCATATCTTAGGGCTTTAGCCCGTAAGAATGGGATATCAAATCCAGTTCCATAATAGGTGCAAATAATTTTATATTCTCGCAGCTTCTCGATGCAACTCTTTACAATTCTTTGATCTGTAGTTCCATTGAATAAATCTTCTTTTGTTACTTCGTCATGATAAACCTTTCCACCCTTATCCTTAATACACCAAGTAAGCATTGTATTAAAATCTGCAACAAGCCCATCAGTTTCTATATCCAAATATCCTATCTTCATTCCAAGATCTTGATACCACAATTCTGGTTCCTTTTTTGATTCCTTAACCATTCCTGATGCAAAACACCCCGGATGCTCGTCGATGGTATGCCTGTGTTCACAACGTAATTCTGATTTCTTTACTTTCTTTGAAAAAATACTCATTTGGGTTCCTTTTTTATCCTCGACAACTTGTGTTTATATTCCGAATTCATATAGGCTACTAGGTTGTTTGTTTGTTCTTCTGTAAGACTATACTTATCTACTAAATCATCTACTGTACCAAAATCTGTAAATTCTCCTCCTAAGCAAAACGCTATCTTTTCGCATGCCCGTCTAAAAAATAAGATAATTGTCTCCTTTGATAATGGAATTTCTTTACTTATGTCTATTAGTGTTGAACCATTTGAAAAAGAATTGAGTATCTTTGCTTCCAAAGTAGACAATATATTAAGTTCATAAAGTTCTTTCGCTTTTTTCTCTATAATTAGAAGATTATTATAATCATCTGATTCTAAATCGTGTTCTTCCTTTAGAGAAAGTCTATTGATTATTAGGGTCTCTATCCTCCACGACATTTTTACACTCCTAACTCATTTTCCATATCTTTAGCACAAACCTTCTTAAACTTACATCCAAAGCACGAACTGTTGAAAAGTCCAAGTGGGGGAAGATCATTTTTCTTTATTTTAATAAGCATACTAGGTACTACATTATGAAACAACTGATAATAAATATCTGGGCTAAAGTTTAATCGTATAATCTTGTTCTCAAGAAGAGATACATAAAGAACAGATGTGGGTGGTTTATGAAACATGCTTTTATATGCCCAAAAATAAGTTAGAAATTGTGGATCTTTATCTATATTTTTTGGAGTTCTAGTAGATGTTTTCCAGTCTATAATAGTACCATTACCTGTAATTCTATCAACCTTTCCTACCAGAAAACTATTATCATCAAGTGTTATTTTAAACTTGTGTTCTATTAAATCTCCCTTTCCAAGCATATCCTTGACACCACAAGAAAAGAAATTGCTAACTGATTCCAAGGCTTTTTCTACAAAGTGTTCCTCTAAAACAACTTCATCAGATCTTTTCTTACAATAAGCAATAGCAGCGTCTTTGTTTGTCCAAAATTTTTCCAACGTCTCATGAACTATTGTACCCGCATCCATATCTGGATTTGATTCTGCTAGTTCTGGAAAATTAGTTCGGTAGAAAATTCTCTTGGGACACTGAATATAGTCTTTAATTGCTGTTGCAGATAGATATATACTCACAAAGAAATCCGCCTTTCATTAGCAGAAAGTGTTTGCCAAGTTCCCAACATTTCTTTATAAATATCTAGTGTTCCACGAAGTTTCTCAAGAGATGAAATAACTTCTGCTAACTGATGTCTAAGAGGGAGTAATTCTCCTTCTGTTCCTAAGAACTTATAAGTATTTTCTACAAATGACATGGAGGGTGGTTTTCCACCCATAAAATACTTCTCTTCTGTGGTTACTTTAAGAACTGTTTCTGCTTCTTTTTGTTTGATTTCATTTTCTAAAAACAATTTTGTAGATGATATTTCTGCTGCTCTATTTACTAATTCAAAAAGAATTTCAAAATCTGGCAATTGACTTAGAAATTTACTCGCTGTAGTTTCCATTTATTATCCTTTACTTGTAATATGGTTCTATTTTAGAATATATTTCTATATATTTTTTACACAAATCATACTCTATAGTTCCCTCGTATATTCCAGTAGTTTTATATCTATATAGTGGACTATAATCTAAATCTTTTTCCCACCCGCTAAATCCAAAAGCAATGCTTA